GATACCACCCTCCACGCCCTCGGCATACTTGCCGATAAGGATATTGCCGAGTGTCTGGAGTCCAACCTTGAAGACAGTTTGGTTCGTAACCTCTCCGATATGCGCAGTCTGGGTATAGATTTCCTTGGCACGGAGCAGATGGCGAACTGTGGCATAGTCGATTTCCGTCAGCCAGTCATCAACGGCATTCTTCCAGATGGAGAACCCCTCCCCGTCGTTATGCTCCACACCCTCTTCATCCGTACTCCATTCACCAAGTTTGAATTCAGGTGACTGGATCATCAGGTCGGCCACAATGCCACCGAAGAAGCTGATCAGGTAGGCGGTCGCGTCTTCGTGTTCTTTGGAGAGGAAGTGCGCTCCGGCTGAGTCAAGCCACATCTTGATCTTCTCAAAGTTGCGCTTCAACTTCAGACGGGCCGACAGTCCGGTGTCGCCTCCCTCGGTTCCCCATGGGAGGATATCCTCGAAGACGATGCCTTGCTGCTGCGGGGTCACCTCTTCGCTCTGTTGCTCCTGGATATCGGTTGTCTCGTCTGCCATATCTTCAGTCGATGGTGTCTATCATTTGGTGGTTGAAGCTCATCAGCAGGGGCTGCCAGAAGTGACGGGCCTCGCCCGTGTCCTGGTCGCGGAAGGTGAGTATATAGTTGTTGAGACTGTCATCCCCCTTTTTCTCGTTCTTCACGAGCAGGGCATGCTCGCAGGCCGACTCGCCATGGCTCTCGCGCTTCTGCATCGAGTAGGTCATGAAGCTCAGGGCGAAGGGCTGTCCCTTGGCCGTCAGCTCGCGCATCTGATGGATAGCTTCGTATACTGTCATAGTGCAAAGTTATGTATAATAGGTGAGAGGGAAAAGGACACCCTTAGCGTCGGGCGTTCTGCTCCAGGCGCTCTATCCTGCGTATGGCGTCGCGCACCTCGCGCACGGTGAGGGCGTCGGCGGTGTTCGCCTCGATGCGCCTGAGCGTCTCGAGCATGTCGGTGTAGCCCTGCTGGCGGTTGCCGCTGCCGTCCTCCCCAGAGTCTTCGCCAGCCGTTGCCTGCGTGTAGCCCCCGCGATAGCGACCGCTGCCGTATGCCTCCTCGAGCATGCGGGTGGAGTTGAGCATCTGGATGTCGCCCGCCTTCTGATGTCGGTCTATCACGTCCAGTACCGGGCGTACCTCGGGGTTGGCCACGGCCTTGTGGTTGGCCACGAACTCCGACTGGTGGACGGGTATCACGCCCGCCTGCTTCTTCGGATCGCCCTTCCTGGTGTAGCCTTCCTGGTACTCATCGTTGTAGCCGCCCTCGTAGAGACCTGCCGCCTGATCAGCGGCAGCCTTGGCCGATGCGAGCTGGATGGCGCCGGTGGCTACAGCCAGGGCTGTCAACGCGGCAGCCACATAAGGCGTACCGGCCCATTTGCTCCATACGTCGGCCACAGCCATGGCCGTCGAGGATACGATCTGCAGCACCTTCAGCTGGAATTCCTTCTGGGCGTACTTCTTCTTGATCTCCATCTTCTCGGCCTCCTGCTGCTCCTCAAGCTTGGTGGTGTCCTTGCCCTGTTTCCTGGCAGCGGCGATGAGCTTCTTGTACTTCGCATCCACGGCAGCCGTCTCCCTCTGCTGGGCAACCTGGAACAGCTGTTGTGCGGCAGCCATGCCCTGATTAAACAGCTCCACGGCTGCCTGCTGAATCTCCTGGCGGGCCTCCGTCTGCTCCTGCTCTATCTCTGTCAGCCGCTGCTGGTACTGCTCCTCGCTGATCAGTGCCGCATTATGGAAGTCCTCCAGCATGGCGAGACGTGCCGAGAAGGTGGACTCCTGCGTCAGCTGGTCGCCTAAGATGCCGTTGTTGGTATTCTGGTATGAGCTCAGCAGCTGCTCTTTCTCCTTCTCGTTCTGCTGTAGCTGCTGCAGCTCGAGAGAGAGCAACTGCTTCTGGGCGGCGATATACTCCTGCGATCCCTTCTGGAGATACTGCAGGCGCTCTTTCTGCCACTTGATTTCCGTCTCCAGCTTCTTCTGGTTAAACTCTTCCTGGGTCTTGATCTCACCGTCCAGCTGCTGACGGATCAGGCGCATTTCATCCTCTGCCTGATACAGGTCGATGTTCCTGAGCGACTCCTGAAGATTGCGCTTGCGGGCTTCCTCCTGGTAGTTGCTCTCGCGGATGATGGCGTCGAGCAGTTGGTTCTGAGCTTCCATCTTCTCGCTCTCGTCGGCATTGTATTCGTCGCGCAGACTGCCGATCTTGGCCAGGTAGCGCGTCTCAGCGGTATACTGCTTCTGATGCCACTCGTCCTGCAGCTGTTTCTTGCCCTCATACTGCTGGCGCAGCTCCAGCTTCTCACGCTCCCAGGCAGCCTTAGCCTGTGCCTCCAGTTCCTTGCGCTGGCGGTCACGCTCGGCCTGCTCCTTCTTGCCAGTACCAGAACCTGAGCCGCCTCCAGAACCGCCATCACTATCCGTATCGCCGTTATTACCTGAACCGTCATCACCTGCTGATCCCGCAGGAGCAATAATGCTTCCTCCAAGATCTTTGATTCGGTTCTCCAGTGTGGTTATTTTATTATTGGTGTCAGCCAGCGCTTTATCTGCTTTGTCAAGCGAACGCTTCAGACTGGCTTCCTCTCCTATTCCCAACCATCGCATCAAACTCATAGTTGGGCTATTATTCATACCCTGCAGGGAGTTTGTTTGCTTGGTATTCCAATACTTATCAGACGCAGTTCTCTGTCCTTCCTCTTGATCAGCCTGTCGTGTATAGAGCTCCTGTAGTTTATCCTGATAAGCTTTCAGTCTGATCTGCTTCTGGAGCGAAACTAGATAATCGTCAATAGCCTTCTTATTGTCGCGTGTCAATCGGCCTTCCTCATCGAGCATTCCATTGTAATCAGGAATAATCTCCTTCAATTTATTAAGTGCTTTACGCCGTTCATCTATACTGATGCGCTCATCACGCATAATCGAATCGAGACGTTTAATTTCACGTGACTCATCGGAATATTTTGTAACGGCATCGGCCTCCACCTTATTCAGCTCTTCACGAAGCCGACGGACTTCTGCCATACGGGTTTTGTATTTATCATAGGCAACCAATAAAGCAGTAAGCCCAGCAAGAACCAGTCCCCAAGGTGTCGCTTTGGTAACAACGTTCCATATCTTCGTTGCGTTTGTAGCGATTTGTATGGCTGCAGTATAACCGCCGATACCTATGGCTAAACGAGACAAGAGTCCAATATTTCGAGTCACGAACCCGGCAATAGTCGATAGCACTTGTAACACGATCTTTGATGTTTCAATTCCACCCTCAACAATAGGCATGAGCTTCTGTCCAAGTTCTACCGATACATCGTTGAGTTTCTTTTTGGCGATCTCGAGTTTAGCTGCAGCTGAACTGTTGGCGTTATTGAATTCCTCGATGATCGAGGTGCCTTCGTCATAGGCTTGGCGGGCGTCATGCTGGGCCTTCTTCAGCTCATCCATCTTGTTAATCAGACTGGAGATAACCGGCACGGCCTGAGTGCCCTGCATCTTCAGCGACTTCAGGGCTGGAGCCAGTGCGTCGAATCCGCCGTTCTGCTTCAGGCCCTCGAGGAACTGGAGTATGGCAGCATTGGCATCAGTCTTCAGCAGATTGGTGAAGGCCTTTACATCAAGCTTGGCCGCACGGGCGAACTTCGCGGGATCGGTGAACATTTTCGTGATCAACTGTGCGAACACACCGCTGGCGGTTTTTCCTTCGACTCCTGCCTGGCTGAGAGCAGAAGCGTAGCCCATGATATCTGTCTGGGCAATATGGGCATTTACAGCCATGCCTGCCATATCGCTGGTGAACTCAGTGATGAATCCGGTGTTTGCCGAACTGTTGGCACCTAATACGTTGATGGCAGAACCGGTGGCCAGCATCGCCCCGTTCAGCCCCTTGGTCTTGTCCTCGCCGAAAACCAGGGTCAGCTTACCTATCTGATCGATGGCACCTTCGCCGAGGTCATCGCCCAGGGCGACGTTGATCTTGTCGGCTGCATCCACGAAGCCCTCGATATCCTTACGGCCCTGGATGCCCAATCGTCCGGCAGCACCTGCCAGCGCATTCAGTTCCTCGCGCGGTGTGCGGGTGGTCATCTGCTTGAAGGTCTCGTTCATCTCCTCCACCTCGCGCTTCGTCTGCCCGGTGTACTTCATCACGTCGGTCATCGCCTCGTCCATCTGGGCGAAGCTCTGCACGTACTGGTCGGCCCACTGCACCACCTTTTGGAAACCTTGGTAGGCGAACTGAATGGCCCAGGCGATTCCATTAAACCCTTTTATGAATTTAGATAGAGATGTTCTGGTACTGTCTGCTGTGCTACGGAGTTCTTTCATTCGCTCCTTGACGTTGTCCAGTTCTTTTTTGTACTCCTTGAAATCGTCTGTTTCCGGATTCAGATTATTAAGGACTGCTGCCAGGTCTTTAGCACGCTGTCCCAACTGCTGAATGGACATCTTGCTGATGTCGGAAGTGCGTGTGAACTGTTTCATCTTCTGTTCGTTCTCATGCACCTCACGGGCAGTCTTAGTCAAGTGGTCTGACAGTTTATCAAACTCCTCCCGCTGCTCCTTGGTCATGGCACTGAGGCCATTCTTGGCCAGTTTGTCCATGGCGCGGCGGGTCTTCTCCAGCTCCTTCTGCCCTTGCTTCAGGTCTTCCTGTAGCTGTTGCAGCTGCTGCTGGTCATAGTCGGGCTTTACGTTGAAGCGTAGATTGATTGTATCGACGGATATACTCATAAAAAATACCTTTGCGATTATACTCGCAAAGGTACTTGAATTATTAGAAAGGAAAAAGGACAATTAAATAGGATACCCCCATCCCCTTTCTAAATCTTCGCCCATTCTGACGAAGAAGTTCTTCTTCCGCTTCCAGGGCTTCTTCTCCGGCTCCTGCTTGCTCATCAGACCTAATCCCAGTCCGATGGCCGCTGCTCCAAGTATCATCATCAGTTCCAACATATCTTAACCCTTTCTCTTCTTTTCTTGCTGCAAATATAAGCAATTCCCGTGAATTTTGCAAGGGAAAATCCCTATTGATTGAAGAAAAATCCCTATCTTTGCAGCGTGCAAGCGTGCATAATATTTTGAATTAGCAAAAATTGTAATCCCCGTTGAGCAATCATCGGGGATTTTTTGTACCTTTGCAGGGCTAATTCAGAATATGATGTTTACAGAGAAACAACAGGAGATAGCCGACCGCATCCTGAAAGATCTTTCGGCGCAAAACTTTATCTGGGAGTCGGACTATATGTCAGACCTCCAGATGCAGTATCCCCAGAACTACCACGATTGCGACTACGTTATGGAGTCTCTCATCAGAGACTACCGTCTGCTGGAACGCTATGGCAAGGGGTATCTGAAACTGACCCCTGAAGGCATGAAGACCGCAGAGGGTATGTTTATGGATACTGTCAAGAGTGCACAGAGGCAGGAGACTGTCAAGCGTTGGACGGAGTATTTAAATCTTGCCAATGCTCTTCTGGTATTGCTTGGTTCCCTGCTTACACTGGTAGTCCAGTGGCTGATGAAATACATTTTATGATTTCGTTGGCCAGCAGATAGCCTAAGGCCGAACCGACTGTTGCAAGTGCCAGATTAGCCAGGATCACGAAGATAATCCCCTTCGTGCCAATTTCCTTGTGCATTTGTTTGAATGAAGTGATAGCCATAAAAAAAATACCTTTGCGTTTATATTGCAAAGGTATTTCTTTATGTCATTCCTTCAAAGGACACATTACTCTACGAAATTAAAGACTCCTGAACTTGGCTCGTTCGGGTCGGCAGGCTTTGACTCCATCAATTTCTTAAAGAACCATGGACCAAAAAGCGGAGTTGCCGCTACACTGAAGACATAGTAGAGCACTTTGTCTCCCCTCGTGGCATCCTCCGGCAGATATCTCTTGCGGATGGCGTAGGCTATAAGTATGAACAACAGTGTTACCATATCTTAACCCTTTCTCTTCTTTTCTGCTGCAAATATAGGCAAAAATCCGCAAACTTGCAAGGGAAAATCCCTATTTGTGAGGGAAGAATCCCTAATCAATACCTTTTACCTCATTGCGGCGAAGCGGGCCTTCTGCTCCTCGATGATGCCGCGGATGCGCTGCAGCTCCCGGTCGCTCATGCCTGCCGTCAGTCGGCTGATCAGTCGGCCGTAGCCTGCGTAGCGGTTGCGGTTGTACCACTGCACCTTCTTCGGTCGGCGGTTCTTCTTCCCCCAGGCCTCGCCGTTCTTCTTCTCCCAGGCTGCCTGCTGCTTGCGACGGCGGCCCATTACCTCCATCGCGCGTCCGTAGGTCATGAATGAGATACTGAGCGTCTGGCTCCCGTCGGGATCCTTGCCCGTCTTGTAGTCGAGCGAGTCCAGCAGCTGGCCGCTGTCGATGTTGCGGTTCCTCTCCAGTGCCTCGGCGAAGCGGTCGATGAGCCACTCGCCGTGCTGCGACAGTTCCTCCTGTATAAACAGGTCAATCTCCTTAAACGTTGCTTCTTCCATGGAGGCAAAGGTACACAAAAAAAGCCGTCCCCGAAAGGACGGCCCGCCGACTAGTTACCCAAGTCGAAGCCTCCGCTGTCCGGCGATGTGCCGCCCGCGTCATCGCCCGTCGCCTGCGAGCTGCCGCTGTCGGATGATGCCTGGCTGTCGGATTCCGTGCTCTGTCCGGCTGCCTTCTTGGCTGCCTGCACCTGCTCGCGCCAGTAGCGGTTCAGGGCCACCGTGCCGTACTTGGTGAGTTCGGCCTTGGTGAACTCGCCCGTGGCCTGTGCACAGAGGCGCAGTGCCTGGATGTTGTCGTTCTCGCCGCCCATGGAGAGGTTGACGTCGGCGAGCGATGCCCAGCCGCCCTTGTTCTCGATGTGGGTCGAGAAGATGGCCAGTCCGTCGATCTTGACGGGCTGCCCGCCCAGGTTCAGCTCGCGGATACAACTTACCATATCCTTCAGGATACCGATGATGGTACCTTTCGAGAACGGGGTGTTGTGGTGCGACATGTGGTCTGCGAGTCCCTCCAGCGTGATGGGCGTCTCGTTGTCGGCGTAGGCGTAGAGCTTGCCGTAGCCTTTTGAACCTTCGATCTGGTTCTTGTGAAGATAAGCTTTTACTGACATAACATAACTGTTTAGTGAAACACAGGTGCAAAGATACAACAGCGCGCAAAGGTCGGTACCCCTTGCGCACTGTTAGGTGTATGTTAGGTGTATGTTAGGTGACTATACGAGCAGTCCGTCGTAGTCGTCGATCCATCGACCGTCGTCGATCCAGGCCGCATGATCGTCCCAGGCACCGTGCGTGAGCACCCACTTCTTCAGCAGGGCTTCGTCGCTGACGTGGATGGGGAAGAACGTACCCTTCCACTTTGGCTGGCGCCCCTCGGCGGTGATCACCTCCTCCACGTCGCGGCACACGAAGCGGCGGTTACGGATGACGTACACCTGGCGCGGGTCGATCACGTTCGGGTCGTAGGTCTCGATGGTCACGGCCTTCGAGGTGTCGATCTCATAGCTGCCCTGGAAGTAGCTGCCGTCGAGCCACTGCAGGCTGAGCGCCCCCTCTGGTGCCGCTGGGGCGTATGCCTTTCTGCCGTTGTAGATCATCTGCATGACGGAGGCATGGTAGGCGTCGGTATAGACGATCGGGAAACCGTTGAAGTCCTCACCGTCATAGATGGCCACGTACAGGTCGCCTGCACTGTTCTCGGTCTTCTCTGCGCTGCGCAGCGTCTCCTCGATGGTCGACTTGTAGGGGCTGACTTCCTCTTCTGCGCCTTCTTCCTCCTCCTGCTCCTCTATCGAGAAGTCGGCGTAGTCCCAGAACCCGTCGCTGCTGCCAAGGTCTATCAGCTCCCCGCCTGTGGCATCCACGATGAAGTGTGCCATGGGTGCCGGCGTGATCTTCAGCTCCAGCGTGGCGCCGGCATCCTCGCGCTCGATGTCGGGAAACTGGTCGACCTCGATGATGAAAAAAGTGTCGGATGTCTGGGTCGACCCGCCCGACACAATGGTCTGATGCCTGGTCACCCTGATATATTTCCTTCCCGTCGACGCGTCAACGAGGATGACGTTCTTGGCCGCCTCGGCCTCGTGCCCCTCGATGGTGTCTGTGGGCCAGGCGTTCCTGATCAGTTCTTCCAGCGAGTCGTATTCGACGGTCTCCAGTGTCGGCAGGTCCTTGCTCAGGCGCATCAGCTTCTGCCACTGGTGGTCGGGTATGTCGTAGCTCACGTTCGAGCTGGCGAATTCCGCCTCCTGCGAATCGTCGTCCAGCACCTCTGCCTCGTAGGCGTCAATCACGTTCCTGATGGTGAACTGGCTGGCGGTGGTGTAGAATTCCGTCTTCTTGATGATGTCGCAGCTCTTGCTGACGTTGTCGGTCATGAACACCACGCCCGTCAGCTTTTCCACTTCTGCCAGGAAATCCTTTACCGTCCAGCCGCGCAGCATCTTGGCATATTCGCGGGTGCGAAAGGTGTTTACCAGGAACACCCTGCTGAAGAGGCTGTCCTTCAGCTGGTCGATGCCGACGGTATAGCCCAGCGCCTTCAGGATGCGCGCGACGATATCACAGAGGTAGGGCATCGGTATGTCGTTGGTGTGGGTGTGCGTATAGTTGTAGTGCACACTTACTATAAACACCTCCTTTTCAACCTTGCGCTCGACATTCACATAACCGCCCGACGGGGTTCTGACCACGGGGAACACGCATTCGGAATCGCTCTCCACCTCTCCGAGGTCGAGATCCTCGATCTTCTGGTCCTGACCGATGAAGTAGTTCAGCTCAGACTCTCCGGAGACGATCTGGATGGTGACGGTCTCGTCGGTCCAGCGGGTGACCACCTCGGTACCACGGCAGAAGACGTGGCCGTCGGCGATGAGCGTGGCCGTGCGCTTGGTGTCTATCTGGTCGGTCTTGTTCAGGCGGTTCAGGAACTCGTAGAGCTGACAGTTCACGGGATTGTCGAGCTTCAGCGTACAGTCGTAGGTGTACTCTCCGTTCTTGGTGAAGAAGGAGTTTTCGCGCTTCACCGTGGTGGAGAAGTTACTGGGCAGTACCGCCTCGATGCCGTTGATGATGAGCTGCGTCATACCTGTTTGTCTTTAAGCCTGAATTCCACGGAGAGTCCGTTGAACCCGCCGAAGGTGTTGTATTCCCACTCGACGGTGATGGGGCGCGAGTAGTCCACCTCGCCCTTGTCGCAGAAGCGGTCGAAGCCGTCGTAGTTCGCCAGCAGCTTGACGATCTCCAGCATCAGCCGCTGCAGTTCTGCGTAGCGTGTGTATTCGCGTTCGGTGCCCTGGTAGTCCACGGGCATCTTATCGAGCACGTACAGTATGCACGTGCCCTCGCTCTGCATCCAGCCGCCGCTGTTGGTGAAGTCGGCCCCTGGTATGTTGCCTGCCACGACGATGCCGCCGATGTCCTTCAGCAGGTTGATGAGCTGGTCCTGTGTGACGGCCAGCCTGATGGCGGGCGTCTCCTCCGTCCCTGCGGCCCTGCAGGCGTAGTTGATGAGTTCGGCAACGAACTGCCGGTAGTCGTTGATGGGTATCATAGCGTTGTCTGTGGATTGGCCGTCTGGAAGGCTATCTCGATCTGCGATCCGTAGAATCTCCTCCGCTGACGGGTGTAGTTACTCTTGGTGACGGTGATGTCTATCCACTGGCCGTGCCAGCGTATCTGTGCCCTGCGCGATGTCAGCAGGTCCTGCCAGGTGTCAAACTGGTCGCTGCTGTAGAGCCGTCCGCTGGCAAGGGTGTACTCTGTCGTCGACTTCACACCGAAGCGCACGCGGCGTCCGTACATCATCGACACGTCGTCCTGCACCGCAGGCTTCTCGGTCATGTAGCGGGCCGTCAGGCTCTCGGGCATGTCGTAGCGGTTCAGGAACCTGACGGTCACGAGGCCGTCGCAGGGCTGCACGATCTTGCGCTCTATCTCGTCGCCCACGTCGATGTAGGTAGCCTGAGAGTACTGGCTGGGGAAGAGCTTCGCTGGGTCGCAGTCGACGGTGGTCACGCTGCCCTCCGTGCCGATATACTGCGAGGCGATGACGTGGCGGGGGTAGCACAGCCGCACGAGCACCCTGCCCACGACGGTCACGAGCAGCGGCTCGCCCGGGTAGCAGATGCCGTCCTCGCCTGCTGCCAGCACCAGTTTCTCGCCGTCGGGGTCGGCGGGGTTCTGCAGTCGCATGCTGCACACGCTCTTGCGGAACACGGTCGAGTCGTTGATACAGAACTCGAAGGTGGCGGTGGCGTGGTCCTGGCTGCCCTCCTTCAGTTCGCCGTAGAGCGACTGCGACAGCACGCGCGACAGTCCCGTGATGCGTATCTGGTCGTCGGCATCGGGACTGTAGGTTTCGCTCAGGATGGCCACGCCGTCCTTCTCGAGGGTGAACTTCTTGCTGGCGTCGGCACCGGTGATCAGGATGTCCTGACAGTCGGCTGCAAACTTCGACGGGCTTAGTGGATCGGTGACGTTCATAGGCGCATGTATTTATTGCGTGGGTCGTTCTCGGGCATCTGAAGATGGCTAGCCGCCTCCAGTCCGGCTGCTTCGTCGCGCAGCTGCTTCATCTCCTCTATCCAGTAGTGCTGCTCCTTCGACAGGTGCTTCAGGTAGTCATCGAGACGGTCGAGCGCGGCCGCTTCCTTGCGATTGCCGCCGCCGTCGCTCTCGAAGATCTTCATCAGTCCGTAGGGCAGCGCCTGTAGCGAGGTGCGGCGTCCCATCAGGGCGATGGCTCCCAGTGCGACGCTCATCTGTGCGGCGTGCTGCAGCTCGTCGTCGGCACCGCTGATATCGCTGAAGCCTTCGCCGTAGGCCTTCCTGACAAACCGCTGGCTCTCGTCGAGATAGGGCAACAGTCGCAGGTAGAGCCACGGCGAGGGGTCGAGTCCCGTCAGGTAGCTGAGCGAGTCGGCATCCTTTACGATGAGTGCGTCCATGCGCTTCCAGATATCGGTGGCGATGAAGCGCGGGTCGGGCTCCAGTGCCCTTATCAGACGGTTGAGCGCACGGTAGTATTCCTCCAGGTGTGCGCGGTCGTCGCGGGCCAGCTGCCACTCGAAGGGCCGTGCCTCGTTCTCCTTGTCGATCTTCACCTTGCGCCCCATGTTCTCGTGCGAGATGTCGTTCAGGCGGTAGAAGCGCATCGTGGCCATGTAGGCCACTGCCTGTTGGCAAGCATACACGGCACGGCTGTTGCTCAGGTGCAGCGTGTCGCCCTCCACGCGGCCTATGATGCCGTAGGGGGAGTAGTCTGCCATCTTCAGGGTGTCGCCTTCTATGGTAAACTCCTTGTCGCCGACCTTCAGCACCTTGCCGTCTTCGGTGGTGAAACTGAGGGTGACTTCCTGGTTCTTCGACTCTTCCACCAGGCTCTCCATGACCTCGCGCCCGATGATGTCGGCTATCTCGTCTTCCACAGCCTTCAGTGTCGAGCAGATTTTCTCGAAGTCGTTGTTGGCGTAGTAGGAGCCCGTCAGGTTCCTGATTTGTTCTGCTGATGTGATGATCATATCTTTCCTTTTTTAGCGTTCATCCTTTTCTTCATGCGCTGCAGTTCGTAGTAGTCCTGCAGCAGCTTCTGCATGACGGTGAGCAGTGGCGTGCGGTCCACCTCGCGGGCGGTACCGAACACGTGGGTCTCTGCCAGAGTGTGACAAATCTGGGCCATTGTGCCTGCCGACTCCCCTGTTTTTGCCACACCTTCCTGTCGCTCGAACAGCGGGGCAAAGCACACCTCTTCGCCCTCTATCATGAAGGTCTCGGTGGTCAGGGCCTCACAGAAATAGGCAAACCAGGCGTAGATGCCCCACAGCTGCCAGGGCTTCATCTGCTGTCCGCGCTTCATTTTGTCGTCAAGCGAGTCCCAGTCGTATGGCTGCCGCTCCGTGCGCCCGCCGTCGGTGGCCTCAGGACGGTAGAGCAGTCCGGCCAGTGCACAGAGTGCCTTCGTGCGGTACTCTATCATGTCGGCCTCGGTCTCGCCCGCGGGACTCTCGTAGGCCTTCAGGTGTTGCAGGGCCTGACGGAACTCACCGAACGTGAGGTCGTAGCCGTGCGACGCGGGACCTCTGAGCTTCACGGCTGTCTTGCCCCTGCCGATGGTCACGGCGGGCATCTTGTTCTCCGTCGAGCGATACACCAGCGAGAGCATGCCCCCGTCTTCGCTCCAGAGCCAGGTGAGCGACTGTGCCAGGTCGGCCACGAGCTTCAGCCACTGGGGATTGTTCAGCTGCTGGCGCACGTCCCTGTCCTTGAGCAGTGCCCGTGCCGACTCTATCCTGACATCATCGACGGTCCACTGGTGGTCGGTCGATGCCACGATGTGCCGTATCTTCAGCAGCTCCTGCCAGTCCTCCGGCGTCAGCTCGTCCCAGTCCTCTGGCAGTGTGATATATCTGTTTCTTTTCATTGCTGATTGGTCATTCTGTCTCCTGCAGAGACGTTGTCTTCCTTCTGTATGGTCTTGTGGTAGAAACCCAGCCAGAGGTCGCGCTTCCCGGGGAAGTTGATGTGCAGCGCGTCGTTGAGGGCCTCCAGTGCGATCTCCTCGGCGATGCGGGTGTCGGCACCGTAGAAGATCTTCAGCGCGTAGAGCATCTGGCTTCCGGAGTCGCTCTTGCCGTCGATGATGATGTTCGACAGGGCGGGAGAGAGGCCCATCGCGCTTGTGGTGGCAGAGTCGGCCATCTTGGCGATATCCTTCTGCGCGGCGATATACTTGTCGAGGTTCAGCTCGATAGGTTCGATCTTCCACGACTGCTCGTGCCCCTGGTCGTCCACGAAATCGACGCAGGTGAAGAACTTGCCCGCATTCTGCTTGCCTGCCATCACGTCGGCTATCTGACGGGTGATCTGGTCGCGCAGCTTGTCGAGCTGCTGACTGACCTTCGCGTCGGTCCAGTCCGGATGATCATCCAGGATAGCGTTGCGCTTCTCGTCCCAGTAGGCCGACGGCTCATGCACGATGTAGGCGGCGGCAATCACGTTGTCGTTCAGTGCCCGCACGATCTCGGGGATATCGTTGGCATCCTGCATCCAGGGAATACTCCCGTGGAAGGAGGATATCGCATAGAGATTGCGGCCGAAGCTCCGCATGGAGTGGTAGCCGATGGCGGCCTCGTGGTCGGCGGCGTGCCACTTGTCGAATACGGGATAGACCTCCAGCTGGCGCCAGCGCTCCATGTCGCCATAGAGTATCTGGGTGATCTCCTCCAGATGGGGCGTGCGCCTGGTGTCGGGCCACACCAGCCGACAGTCGGCTGAGGGCAGACATTGCAGAGAGTGAATCCACGGCTTACCTATCCTGACACTCTTGGCACAGAGGTAGCGGGTGAAGTGGCCGCTCATGTGGACGTACTCTGTCAGGGCCTCACGCACATAGCGCTGGTAGTCCCAGCTGTTGAGCCAGCCCCACACCTCGCGGTCGTCGGTCCACTCCTGCTGGATCTCGTTCTCTATCACCTTCGTACGGTACATGCCGATGCCCTGACCGTAGATCAGTCCCACCTTACGGGCCAGTATGCCGGGGCCGATGTTGTTCTTCTCCAACAGGTCGCGCACCATGCGGGGCATCTGGTCGTCGGGGCCCCAGGGCACCACGCTCACACCGCCTACCGACTGCGGATCCTTATCCCACGAACGGCCTCCGAGGTCGAAGAAGGTGCTCAGGCTCTGCTCCATGGAGCGCGAGGCCATGCCGATGGCATACGTCCCCACGCTGGTATCGACCATGGCGAAGCGTCCCGCCCGGTCGATAATCTTTGCTTTCGATGTATTCTCCTTACTCATAACTGAGGGCAAAGATATATATTATAAGGTACGGGACAAAGGACACGCTGCCCTGCCGAAGGGGGGCTTGGGTCACATTTCCGAGGGGATTCCGGACTTGCAACCGCAACTCGAGATCAGGGCGGGCCGCGCCGAATCGTGCGATGCTCAAGGCTGATTTTTATTTTCACACCCGAAAATCGCCTGTTTATCAGCGTTTCCGAAGATTGGCCGTTAAAAAACACCCCAAAATTTGGTGTTTTCAGGCGAAAAGTTGAGCCTTATAGACATCTATTTCGGGTCGATCATGGCCTTTTTGCCGAAGCTCTGCCAGATGTTTACCCACTGGCGGCGCATGATCAGGTATTTCAGGGCGTCGGTCAGGTTGGTCGATTCCTGGGGCAGACGGGCCGTCGGCAGCTTGTCGCCTTTCTTCTGCTTGCGGATGTCCTTGCGGCCCGTGCGCTTGTCTTCGGCCACGGTGATGGGCGTGTTTTCCATCTCTGCCTTCAGGTTCGGACAGTTCTGCGCGTCGATGAGCAGGATGAAGAGCTGTGTCTTCAACTGTCGGGCGAAGAGGGCGGAGAAGAAGGCGTATTCCGTGTGGGAGTAGATATCGCCCTGTCCGAGACTCATCAACTGGACGCGCCAGCCCGTGGGCCGTCCGTCGTCATACCGCTCGATGGCGGCCTTGATGCGCTGCATCATCGAGGTGCCCACGCGGCGGTAGTTGTTCATCGCCCGGTCGTAATACAGGCGCAGCAGCTTCGTCCTGTGGGGCTTGAAGTAGTCGAGGAACTTGTCGGCCAGCTGCCGCTCGTTCTCCGGGGGCAGGGTGTAGATTTCCTTCATCACACGGTACTCCCGTCCCCGCTGCTGTCCGAACACCATCGACTTCATGTTGCCATCGTCCATGCCGCCGTCGAGGGGCATGCGCGGGTCGAGGTGGCGCAGTACCGTCGAGTCCTGCTCCCAGCCGTAGTCGTGCTGCTCCAGTATGGCGTTGTCGGTACCGTCCTGATAGAAGTCGCGGGCGGTCATGGTCACGTAGAACTTCTGGTCGGCCTGTAGCTTCTGGGGGATGGAGAGCAGGTTGGTGTCGATGCCCTCCAGTCCGGCCTGCAGTTCCTCCTGGAAGAACTCCTCGCCCAGCACGTCGGCATTGATCAGCGTCGATGCCACCATGAAGAGGGTGGTACCGCGACGGAGCTCCGTCCACCGCTCCTCCCAGCGTCGCATATTGCGCTCGGCCAGCTGCTGGGCTCGTTCGTCGTCGGTCTGTAGGGTTTCGGCATAGCGCCGTCGGGCCTCGTTGAGTGCCTGTCCCGTCTGGAGTAGCAGCTTCACCTTCTCCTTATCCATGAGCTTCACGAGCTTCATCATCCAGGTGTACTCGCCCGTGTGGTTGGGGTTGGGCATGTCGCTGGTGAGCGAGAGACTGCGGTACCATGGTGAGTCACCATAGCGGGCACGGTAGCCGCGCACGGCCTTGCGTATGTTGGTGAACTTCTCCTCGGGCCAGTATTTTACTTCATCTCCGAAGAGACCCACATACGAACGGCCCGCACCTATGGATGGGCGGTCGAGGGATACGAAGGTGAACGTGAAGCCGTTCCAGAATGTCATCACCTGCTTGTACTTGTCGATAACGTTGTACATCTGCCGCTGCCACTCGATGGGCGGCTGACGGTCGATGACGAACTCACGGTCTGACTCCCAGTCGAGGAAGCGCAGACCCTCCAGTACCGAGGGGATGACGTTCTTGTGGAGGTTGGAGTAGGTGTCGGTGACCCACACGAAGGGCGCGCCAGGACACTCCAGTACGGCCTGCTGGATGCGCATGGCCTGGAACTGTGTGGTCTTGGCCGACGCACGTCCGAGGATGCCGATGAAGTTCTGCGGCATCGTCAGCGCGGCCACCATCGCGTACTGGTTGATGTAGCGCCGCTGGGCGGTAGCAAATTTTTCACTCTTCACAATTCACTTCTTTTGCCAGTTCGATTGACGAGTCGAGCATCTGATCCACGTCGAGCGGCTGCAGTCCCAGTTCCATCTCCAGACGCTGCTGGTGCTTCTTAGGCAGGGTCTTGAAGTATTCAGCATTGATGATCGCACGCTTGTCGGTGGCGGGCAGACCGATATCCTGTGCGTTGGTACCGTAGATGTTGATCTGCTGATTGTTGGTCACGGGAGGCGCGGCGTCGGTCTTCTCGCTGAGCTGCTTGATGACCGCAGCCTGCTTGATGATCTTCACGTAGGCCTCGTAGTCCTTAGCCTTCGCACTGCAGGTCTGCTTGCCGGTCTCCTCATCAATCCCGATATACGACTGCTCCCACAGGCGGGCAGCGGTGAGCATCTTCTCGAAGAGCAGGTTGCGCCAGGCCTCGGCCCTCACGTGGTCGGTGGCATAGAAGAGGTTGATAGCCTCGTAGATGATGCGGTCGGCCACATGGCGCGTGCAGTCCCTGTCGGCCATCAGCCATGCCTGGGCTGCAGGGCGCCCCTCGCGACGGATGATGCCAGCCACCGAGAAGAGGAGGTCCTCGTAGTCGCGCTCCTCCTCCGTCAGCTCGCCCTTCGAGCCGTCGGCAATGTAGTCCTGCAGGCGCAGGAAATGTGATTCGGAGTAGTTACTCATGAAATAAGACTGTTTGAACCTGCTTATTTAGTTTTCACCTAATAAATTATTGATTTCCTGTAATTTAAGTGTGTAATCCTCGAGTCTTTTCCGACGCTTACCGTCGAGGTGGGGCTTGTCGCCCTTCTTGATTTCCGACTTCACGCGCCAGATATTGTCGAGTGTACGCTGTTTCTCGCGGAAGAGCTGTGAGGTGGTACTGGAGCGAAGGCGCGATAGCTGCTGGTAATGACGGAAGAACGGGTGGCGCCCTAACACCTTGCGGTGCTTCTGATAGTACTCCATCTCGCGGAAGATAGCCTGGTTGTCGAGGTAGGCGTCCAAAAGTTTTCCACATACTGTTGATAACTCCGTAACCGACTCGCAGTCACGCAGTTTGGGATAAAGACTGGAGTACTGGTGATAGGCTGTTATGCGGCGCGTCACCAACGCCTGCAGTTCCACCGGACAGTCGGGCTCGTCGAGGAACGGCCATCGGTCGCGAATGCCGGGTGATTTTTTTAGGCATGGATTATACGGATTAACACGGTCTTTAGCAGGGTCTTTAAGACGGTCTTTATCTGTCTTTGAATCCGTGTTAATCCGTGTAATCCGTGCCCTAAATACTATCGGCCTGCAGAACCTCATTCGGCGAAACGGTCTTCCAGGAACCCGACGACGGTGTCCGTCCACGACTGTGGCGCGATCCAGGCGAAGCGCTGCGTCTTGGCCCACTTCTCCAGTGCCTCCAGCGGCGGGTTCTTCGATATGACAGGCAGCAGCCAGCTGTCCTGATCCCACGGGCGCATGATAACAGGTGCCACCTGCGGACGGGCGTATTCGTCGTACTCCAGCAGCACGTCGAAGTGGGCGTAGGCCGCGATCATCTCCGGCAGCATCTTCTCCAGCACTGACTTGTGCATCAGCTTCGGGGTACGGTTCTCGCCTACGGTCACACCCTTCTCGGTCAGTTCGCCACGACGGCAGCCGATCTCATAGATGGTCACGGGATTCAGGATCACCATGCCGTCGGTCATCAGGATCAGGCGCTCGGTCTCGACGTACGGCAGGTGCGCCAGCAGGGTCTCTGCGTCGGTATCCTTCAGATGCTCATCGGTCACTAAGTGGACGTCGGCATCCGCGCCTCGCAGGTTTGCTTTCACGGAGCGGGCCATCAGCTCGCCGTGCTTTGCGTCGCGGGCGATGATCACCACGGTCACACTCTCACATCCCTTGCCGTCGCGGGGCGTGTCGTCAGGTCTCTCCACGGCATCTCCGGTCTGGGCGATGGTGTCAGGTGTCTCAGCAGTCTCCACGGACTGAGTGTTCTCGGGCTGCTCTGCAGCAGTCTGGGCATTCTTGCTTTCATCTTCTTTCATAACATATTAATTTGGTGAAACTTATCGGCTGCAAAGTTAAGTGTTAATTTGCGACCGCAAAAAGACATAAAATAAGTGGCGCTTATTGCGGAATAAGTGCCACTTATTTGAAAATAGTCGTAACTTAATCAGACGCCTGCTGCCGTGAGGCCGAGGAACTCGTCGATCTCAGTGTCGCCCGTCTTGGGGATGGCCGAGATATCGATGATGCCCACGGGCCACGTGCGCATCTCCGTTTTCAGTTCAAAGTGGTTCTGATGGGCCTCGTTGGTATCCTGTTCGTTGGCTGCCTGCATCACCAGCGGTGCACAGGGCGTGCCATAGACCTTGGCCGTGGTCTCTGTGGAGTCGCAGCCGACGACGATAGCGCCGAGGTTGCCGTTGATGTTGTTGCCCTTGAATTCGGCCACCTCCAGTTCCGTGCCGGGATGATCGAAGTTGACGTGGTGGATGAAGCCGCGTGCGTAGGCGTCGCCCTCAGCCTCGTCGCCCGCGTCGATGCTGTTCTGGTTGACGAACATGCCGATGGGCTTGGCCGTGCCGATCATCGTGAGCGACGTCACCTTCACACCCTTCTCGTCGCGCACCATCTTCGCCTTGTCGAAGTCGAAGAGGAGCAGGATGTTCTTCTTGCCGCGTGGCTGGCCAGGGTTCGACCCCTGCTTCTTCACGCTTACCATGCTATATTCTTCTGCCATAACTTATAAAAATTTAAAAGTTAAAAAATTGAAGGATTGAAGTTGGAGGCATCAGATGCCATCGCCGTTACCGTCGCCGTCACCACCAGCTGGCTCCTCAGGAGCGGCTGTCTTGGCGTACTTCGTGGCAGCCTTCGGACTGATGTAGGCGAAGATGGCCTCGCCCATCCAGAAGCCCGTGCCTTCCCACCACTCGCCGAACACCTTCACCTCGTAGTCCTGTTCCTGGAAGCGCAGGGTGACGTTCTGCGGGTTGTGCGACATCAGGTGCTTGAAGTTCTCCTTCGGGGTGATGAAGAAGCAGCCCGTGCCGCGCATGCCCTCCATCTCGGCAAACTCGAAGTTCGAGAAGTCGATATCGTTCTTGTGGGTGCCGTCCTGGTTCTTCAGCCACTTGTACTCCTCGAGGTACTCGCGGCGGTAGGCGTCGGCCAGTACCGGGTCGATGTGTACCTTCATCTTCTTCTTGGCGTAGAGGGGGTACTTGTCGGCCACCTCCTTCACGGCGGCGTCGATGATCGTGCGCACGTTCTTCTGCTCGGGGTCGATCTGCTTGCCCACCTGCAGCCAGCGCAGGCCGCTGCCCTTCGAACCCTCGGTCTCGCGCTCAGCGTAGAGGTCGATGAGCTGCGTCAGGTAGCCGTCCATCGTCTCCGTGGGCTTCGAGGCGGTGTAGTTGCCCTGCCCGTCGGGCTCCAGCTCCTTGAATCGACCCAGTGCCAGTGCCTGCTCGCGCTCCTCGTCGAGCTTCGGGAAGATGAGCTGATAGAGGATGTAGCGCACCACGGGCATTGCCTGCAGCTTAGATGCCTGCTCGTCGTACATGTAGCCCAGGATATCCTCCATGATGTCGCTGGGGATGATGCTCACGTTGAGCTTGCACTTGAAGTTCTTGATCGTGAGCGGGGTGAACTTGGCAGCGCCGGAGGGTGTCCACTTCGGCACGAACTGCTGGAGCACGGTGCCGATGACGCTGGCCTGGTTGGCGCGCACCTCCGTCTTGTCGGTGATGATCGTCGACATGTACTGGGTCGACTCGGTCTGGCCGAACAGGCCCTTGAGGATCTCAAGGCGGTTGGAGGCGACGTACTTGCCGAACTCACGCTTCAGCTCCTGGGTGTCGATGGTAGAGTCGCCGCTGTAGGCTGCAGAGACCTTGCCCTGCATGTAGTCCACGAGGAACTTGTTGTGCTTCAGCGAGAGGTCCACGCCTGCGGCGATGGCCTTCTTCTCCAGCTCAGAGACGGTCACCTGCTGACCCTGCTGTCCTGCAGGCTGCTTCTCCAGCTTGGCGATGGTAGCCTTGAAGTCGGCCTCGGCCTTCTTCATCTCCTCGATCTGGGCCTTCAGCGTGCCCACCTCCTTACGGCTGGCGTCGAGCTCCAGGCGTTCCTCGGCAGAGAGTGTCAGGTTGACCTGCTCGCCGTCAACCTCCATCTTCGAGAGGTCGGCCTTGAAGCCCTCTACGAACTTCTCGCCGTACTTCTCCTTCAGCGTCTGCTCCTGCTCTGCGGTGAGGAACAGCTTGCCGTCGTTGTCTTTCGCGAAATTCTGGATGCCGAGGACCGACATGACCCAGCCGGCAACCATCTTGAATTCTTTCTTCATAAACCTAATAACTAAAAACTTAAAACAATTATGTAAAACTCACAAACTTGCAGCGTATTGCGTTAATTGCATCTGTGCCGACAGCTGGCGCACCTTCTCGGTGGCACTCTCGGTGGTACCCACCTCGTCGATCAGACCGTTGACCAGTGACTGGCGGGCGTAGAACACCCGGCCGTTGAGGATGCCGTCGATATCCTGCTTCAGGTCCTTGCGGTGCGACTTGACGGCCTCCTGGAACTGGCGGGCCAGCGGGTTGAGCATCTCCTCCTTGATGGACTTGTAGTCGCCCTTGCGGGCTGCCTCGAAGGGGGCGTTCTTGTAGTCGGAGAGGTCGCTGTAGATCGTGTGGATCTTGATGCCCTTCTGCTCGTAGTACTTGGCGTAGTCGGGAAACTGCATCATCACGCCGATCGAGCCGAACTCCGCAGAGATGTCGTTCACTGCCACGATGCTGTCGCAGTGGCTGGCCACATAGTAGGCTGCAGAGGCACAGAGGTCGCAGGCTGCCACCACGGGCTTGCCCTTCGACTGGCAGTAGGCGATGGCGTCGAGCATCGGGGGGATGGCATCGACGGCCCCGCCGCCGGAGTCGATGTCGAGACGGATGCCGATGATATTCTTAGCGTCGGCTGCCTCGCGTACGACGGCTGCCAGCTCTTCGGTACCGTAGGAACACATCGTGCCCCCCTTCATCATGTCGCCCTTCAGGCTGATGACGGCCACCGAGCCCTCGGGGGCCTTGCTGAAGTCGCCGGTACTGGTCTGCATGTAGGGTACCACCGCGTCGATCTCTCGCACCAGCGGCTTCGAGTCGCTGAGCTTCTCGGCCGTCATGTCGGCGATGTCGCGCTCCAGGAACTTGTCGATCATCACGGCCTGGGCGTCGATGCGGCGCAGGTCGATGAAGAACGGCTTGTTGAGAATGGTGTAGTATAGTGTAGAAAATGCCATAGCGATAAACGTTTATGCTGCAAAGATATATATAATAAGGTGTAGGGCGAAAGACCTGCACAGCGGGACAAACCGTGGCTGTTAAGGGGAATTAAGGCCTGCTGCAGTCTTCGTGAGTTCAGGAAAATGGTTGTAACTTTGCAGTCCGATAATCAAGACAGACACAACGGATATGGAAACTACGGAATTCAGGATCAGGGAATACGGGCGCACGGAACTCGCCCAGCTCTACGCACCCGACATCACCCCGAAGTCGGCATGGAAGAAACTGAAGGGATGGATAGACTACCATCCGGAACTGCCAGGACGACTGGCACGGCTGGGATACAGGGGCGACCGACAGCGCGTATTCACACCGGCACAGGTCAGGGCCATCGTGGACGCCCTGGGCGAACCGTGATTCGGGCAGGACAAAAACGACGTCCAAGTACGAGTGGATTTAACTTTATTTTCTCAGGTTTTAGGCTTTTTTAACCCTAAGAAGATGCTGATGGTGCGTTTGTAGCGCTGGAGGTTCTTCAGCAGGGCATCCTCGCTGTCAAGGCTCAGGCCGTAGTAGCGGATGAACGACCTGACGGCATCGACCTTCGTCACGCCGCGCTCCAGCTGCTGGAAGTACCAGTGGTGGAGCTCCCAGTCGAAGAGCCGCTTCAGCTCGTGGTTGATCAGCCGGGCATGGCGGTGGCTGATGTAGTTCCAGTAGCGGGGATCCTTGCGGACGCCGCCCTCCTCACGGCGGTTGGGCAGCAGGATAAGGAGGTTGCCCTCCGGGGCGTCGACCGGTCGCGACACCCCGACGTGCCACCGCTCCCTCGGCCATTTGCGCATGGAGTGCCACACGCAGTGATAGAGGTCGAAAGTGTCAGGAATCTTTATTCCACCCGTTTTCGGGTCGATCTCGAACTTTTTCCGCGCGTATGTCGCTAAATAGGGCTCCACACGGATAGAGGCCACTCGCTTTAGCTGATGCTTTTCCTTTTCCATGATTCTGAAGTTGATTTTTTGCGTCCTACCGTCCTACAATCCTACAAAGATTTTTAGATTCTCGGCAAAGTTACTAATTATTTTTGAGATACACAAATTTGTTAAATCAAAACTTTAACCTACAAATGTCCTACAGACGCTCCTACACGTCCTACAAAACGTCCTACAGCCCCCCGAAAACGGCCATTTCAGCCCGAATTTGGGAAAATCGACCCGAAAACAGGCCTCTCCAGCCGTCAGAAGCCGTTTCCTACAAATCAAGGCCGTTTCCTACACGTTCCTACACATTTCCTACAATCCTACAAATCCTATATTTATATATAATATATTGATTATTAGATAGTTAAATAGTTTTTGAGGTTCGAAACGAAAGGGCGTTTGTAGGATTGTAGGACTGTAGGAAGCACTTTTTTGAATTTTCAGAATTCGAAAACCAACATTTAGAGGTTTTTCTTCCGAAATTCGGGGGTACGGGGGAAATCGAGCCTGCGACGGGTCGGAAGTTGTAAAATTATAGTCACACGAAAATTCGGGCGATATTTCTTGGGGATATCACTTGATTTTCGTATCTTTGCACCGTAAATTGGGGGAGTATGTACCTAAAGGTATAGATATAAAGAAACCTTTCCGTACTTCTCAGCAGGGAAAGGCATAAGTATTAATTTGATTTGAAGAATACTCCGGCGGCAGAAAAACAGCCGGATTTTGGGATTAGAATATCTCCACCTCTTCCTCTTCAGGCTTCGGCAGAGGATCCTTGTCCTGGACCGCGTCACTGGCCACCTCGTGCTCGTCGGCTGCCTCGCTGCGGCGGAAGTCGATGCCGTAGGCGGCCATGAAGGCGTCGTAGTCGAGCATGACCGCACTGGTGTTGCTCGACTTCGTGACCGGCACGCGCACGGCACGGTGCAGCTGGTGGTCCATTGCTTCCTGGAACTCCTCCCAGACGAAGCGGCGCGCGTCGACGGTACCGATGTAGGAGGGATGGCTGCGCAGGTTCTGGTCGAGGGTGGAGAATGTCACTTTCTCGGTGTTGTAGCGTGAGTTGTACTCGTCGAAGACTGGCGTGAAGCGGAAGAAGAGGATGC